AGTATTATCATTGTGTTGCTCAGTTTGATGGGGAACACAAACAATATAAAATACAAAATAGCTATGCTAAAAATCTTAATGAGAGAACTAAGTATAGTTATTTAAAAGATGCTTTAGCTAACTTTGATAAAGCTACTGACCAATGGAACACAACTTTTAAAAAGTTATCTAAACATTGGAAAAACTTAAATAAAACTTCTTATATGAAAGAGGTTTTACAACAACTTAAAAACATGGAGAAAAAAAATGCAACCATTCGTTAAAGCAAATAGTTCAAACTTTAATGATATTCCTGTTAAGGAAAGAATAAAGTTAATTCAAAAACAAAGTGAGACTTTAGGAAAACAACATAGATTAACTTGGAAACAAGCAAAAGGAACTCTTGAATATATTATGAGAGGAGACCGATATATAAATGACACCTATGAAGTTCAACATCAACCAGCAAAAAAAGTTACTGATGTTTGGTCAGATGGTTTTAAAGGTAAAATAGATTATCTCTCTATTAAGAGAAGAGATAAAAAACAATGTAGGAATTGGTCTGATTTTCAGGAAATAAAAAACTTACTTTGTCCTCATGGAGATAAAAGATATGCAGTAGAAATTTATCCACCTGAAAGTAGATTAGTTAATACAGCAAATCAATATCATATCTGGGTTTTACCTTTAGGTTTTGACATTGGTTTTGGATTTCCAACAAGAGCAGTTTACGAAAATAACGGCTATTCTACAACTGAAGTAAATGGAGTTAAGTTTACTACAGGTCAAGGAGAAGTTAATGGTTAAAAAATGTATTTTAACTGTTGAATTTTTAACAAATATCACCATATATATATAGAAGGATTACATTATGGAAAATAGAGAACAGACTATTATGGAGATGATTAATCAAATCAAATCCATGAACCAAGACCAATTAAAAAAATTGGTTGCAGATTTAAGGAAGGAAAAAGATGCTCACCTTCCTAAAATGGCTGATGCCATAGAAATAGCATTAATTAAAAATAGTGTTAATTAAATGATTTCTCAAAAAGAATTAGATCATATCAAAAAACTTGCTCTAGATTATAGGGCAAGTAAAATTTTTACATCTTGGGATTGTTATGACCCTAACCCTAGTAATTGGGCATTAAATATTAAATGTATTTTTTTACCCATAGGTTTAGGTGCTGAAATAAAAAAAGAACATACTTTTTTTTATATGCCTAGAGGTGGCAAACATGAATTACCAAGACCAACAATAAATGGGTTTCCTTGTTTTGACCAAGTACATTGTTTTAACAAGGAGAAAGAAGATAAGTTAAGAGAAATACTTATTTTCTTAGATAGTAAAGATCAAGAAAATCTTGATACAATAACTTTAAAGGAAGGAGAAAAGAATGACTAATTTAGATAGAGCAATCAAACTTTTAAATGAGTATGATGCACTACTAGAAAAATCTGTTGAAATGAATAACGAACTCTTAAAAATTTTAAGAGAATTAAATGGAGAAAAAAATGAGCAAGATGAGTAATGCTAACTTAGTTGAAAACGAAACACTACAAGAAAATTATCTTGATAGTAAAATACACCATATGGTTACAGAAAAATATTATAACCATAAAAGCATGGAGTCATTACAAAAAGAAATAAGTAATGAACTTGAGGCTGAAGGTATATTTATAGATGGACAGGTAGAAAACCAAATAGGAAATCTTATTATGGAATATTCTGACCATGTTGAGAAATGAGAAAGTTGTTAAGAATAACTGAGCCTTTGGCTGATACATACCCAGAGGCTTATATTATTATTGTTAAATTTTTATGCAAACTATGGAAGGAAAGAAACTATCAAATGTTTTGTATTTTTAACAAGAAGAGAAAATTTTTTTTACAGAGGTTAAACTAATGATGAGATTATTATTGTTATTATTTTTATCAGGCTGTTCATATGTTCCTGTATATGACCCAAAAGGTTCTCAAGCTAAAAACTTTTATGGAGATTTACAGGAATGTAGATTTACTGCTCAAAATCAAATGAGTGGATTTGAGTATGGTTATCACGAAGAAAAAGTGATAAAAACTTGTATGGAAAACAGAGAGTATTCCATATTAAAATAAGGAGAAAAAATGGAAAATATAATTAAAACTATTTACGACAATACTAAAGATGGGAGACCCAGCTTTAATATTAAAACTGAAGATGGTAGAACCATGTATGCAAATGAATATGTTTCACTTCAAAGAGGTGATAGTTTCACTTGCGATATGTCTGAAATGAAAACATCAGAACGAGGCAACCAATATTACAATATTAGTAATTTAAAAAAGTTAGGAGATATGCAAACACCACCACCTTATGATGATAGTTACAGTAGAGAAACAGAGGTAAGAACTGTACCAAGTAATCAAAAACTTAGAGTTGATGCTAGTATGTTTATTACAGGTATTGTAACTAGAAGTATGGGGTCAGGTCAATTTGGTGTTGCTGATATTGAACCACTTACTGCTGAGGCTGTCAAAGTACATCAAAAGTATTTTGGTTAAGTATAAACGCACATTTCTAAAATATTATGGTCTTTCAGAGTATGATACAATTATGTGTTGGTATTGTGAGAAAAAGGTTGCAGTTGATTTACACCACATTGAGAGTAAGTCTTTGCAACCTAGTCTCAGAAACGAAGTATCAAATTTAATTCCATTGTGCAGAGAAGATCACGCAAACTACAAAATAATATTTAGAGAAAAAAATAAACTAAAACAAATTGTTAAGGAGAAAATGAGACATGGTTAATAAAGTAAGAGAGTATGAACCTCAAAGAGTAGTAATGGAAGTAGATAAGGAGTTGCTTGGTAAGTCTAAAGACAAAGTAGAGAAGGAAGTTGGACTAGGGCATTTATCTTATCCTAAAATATTTAATTATATTATGCAAAAATACATTGGAGAAAAAAATGGCTTTAAGAGAAGTAGTTAAAGAAGTTACAACTTTATATGGTAATTTAATTAGTGTTCAGGGAAAGTATGTAAAAAGAGCCTATAATGGAAGAGCAAATTTAAAATTAATTTATAAAGGAGATTTTATGATTGTTCCTCTGGCTCAATTACACCACCCTATAAAAACAAGTATGATACCTGATAAGTTTGTTAGAGATAAGATGAATAAACTTTATTATTATCAATGGAAACCTGTTGATGAGAACCAAACAACATTATTTGAATGAATAATTATTCTGTAAAAAGATTATTGAAACAAGAATATATGGAATGGATTTTAAAAAAACATTACGCAAAACGTAGATGTAGTGTTTCATATGCTTTTGGATTGATAAAAGATTTACAGATCTTAGGTGTTTGTACTTTTGGTTATCCACCAAACTATATGTATAACAAGGGTAGATGTTTATTTAATGATCTTGAGGTAACAACTTTAGAACTCAATAGACTTGTAACAAATGATTTAGATAAAAATTGTTTATCTTACTTTGTTAGTCAATGTTTAAAACTTTTACCTCAACCAATGGCTATTATTTCTTATGCTGACCCTAATGTTAATCATACAGGTTATATTTATCAGGCAACTAATTGGTATTATACAGGAACAAGTACACCAAAAAAGCGCTACCACTTTGAAGATGGTAGTACGTTTGACATAAGAAGGGGTATTCATACAAAGGGCAATATTGTGAAAGTAGAAAAAATGAAACCTACTTACCGATACTTGTATTTACTTGGAAATAAAAAGGAGAAAAAAAATATGCTTAGACAGTTAAAGATGAAATTATTACCTTATCCTAAGGCTAATAATAAAAGATATGACTCTAGTGATTTAGAGATGTATATGCAAAACGATTTATTTAATGGAGAATAAAATGATTGATTTGAAACTATTTGAGAAGTTTGAGACAGAAAATCACTTACTACCTTTTTCAGCTAGTAGGTTAAAATCTTATAAAAATAATAAAGCTAAGTTCTTTCTTGATTATGTAATGGGTTATCCAAGAGTGTCTAATTCAAGAATGGAACGAGGTAAAGCTGTTGAGTTTGGTATAGATCAATTTCTTTTAAAAAGAACATCTATAAAAGATTGTGTTGAAGTAGCTAAAAATTATTACAAATCAGCCACAAACTTTATTGATGATATTGAAGAAAATCAAAAACAATATGACATTATAGAACCAATGATAGATCAATTACATAATGCGTTTTTATTTTTTGAAGATAAAAAAACATTAATTAACAATCAAATTAGAATTGAAACATTAATTTATGGTTGTCCTTTTATTGGTTTTGTTGATTATGTTTATGAAGATGAAGAAACTGTTTACATAATTGATTTAAAAACAAAAGATAAGTTTATGGTTACTTATGATGATAAACTTCAAATGGCTATTTATAAAAAGGCTTTTCAAGAAAAAACAAAAAAGAATATTGATTGTAGTTTCTTAGTAGCAACAGGTAAACAGCCTAAAAGAAAAGATCAAAAAGTATGTGAGTTTGTGCCTTTCATACCTGATTATGATTACATAGCAGAGGTAGAAACACATGTCAAAAGCCTAGAACATACACTTAAACTTGCCAACAGTATTGATGATTTAAAAGTTTTGTTTGCACCAAAACTTGATGATTATGAATGGAAAGACCCTGATGCTAGAAAAAATAGACAAGAAGTCTGGGGTATTTAGGAGAGAAGTGAGTAATTTAGCTTTTCATTATATACAAATAGCAATAGAAACAAATAATACTTGGAAAGGCTTTATGAAAGATTGTATTGATTTGGCTGAAAAAGAAATTGGAGAAAAATATGGCACAGAAAATATGGAAGATGGGAATAAGTCCTGATAACTTTATAGCAGACACAGTAAACTTAACTAACGAAGAACTAGGTTTATATTTTAGATTGTTATGTTATGCTTGGAAGAATGAGGCTAGTTTACCTAAAGATATGGATAGACTAAAAAGAGTTGGTGTAAATGCAGAGGAAAAAATGATTAATTACTTGTTAGCACAATATTTTGAGCAAGACGAAAAGGTTTATTATAACAAGGCTCAAAGAGAAGAATGGAAGTGGGTACAAGAAAAATCAGGTAAAGCTACTGAGTCAGCTAAGAAAAGATGGTCTGATGCGAACGCAAAGCCAACGCAAAGCAGTAATAGTTATAATAATAAAAATAGTTATACTGATATATTTAATAATATATGGTCAGAACTAAAACTAACTACAGGAAATAAACAACAGGCTTTTAAGGTTTTTGACAAACTTAAAGATAAACCTGAGTCTAGTTTGATAGTAGAAAAATGGAATAACTATTGTAGTTCCGTAGATGATAAGAAGTTTATTATGCACTTTAGAACATGGTTAAATAATAAAGGTTGGGAAAATGAGCCTGTCAAAGAAGAGGTAAAAGATGATTTTGGTATTATGACTAGAGACCCTTTTACTAATTTAAGTTCTTGGCAAAAAGGATTTAGAACCTTAAATGATACTGACCAAGATATAATTCAGGCTTATAAACAAGGAAAAGTATCAAAAGAGGCTATGGATAAAATGAGTATTAGTGTAGAATAACATAATGGAAGAGGAACTAAAAAAGTTTTTTATAACAATGCCAGATCATTATGGTAAATTTTGTGCTATCATTCAGGTATCAGGATTTGAAACTGAAGAACAAGCACACCAATATTTATTTGAGTACCATCAAGTTAATTCTGATGATATTTTAAGAGAAGGAATTACTATACATTAATGTCAAGACCTAAGAAGTACGATATTCAAGGCGAAGAAGTACAAAAGTTAGCTAAGTTTGGAATGACCAATGTAGATATAGCAGACTTTTTCGGCTGTGATGAAAGCCTTATCCGTAAGAGTTATTCCGAATATCTTACAAAAGGAAGAGCAGAGATGAAATTAAGGCTAAGACAGTTACAATGGAAGAGTGCTGAAAAGTTAAATGCTGTTATGTTGATATGGTTAGGTAAACAAATGTTAGGTCAATCTGATATACCGATTGGAGAAGATAATCAGCCTTTAGAGTGGACTATTGATTAGTGCCTCTTAGTGAACCACAAAAAGAAGTAATACTTTCAGAAAAGCGCTTTAGAGTTTTATTGTCAGGTCGTAGATTTGGTAAGACCTTTGTGGCACTTAATGAACTAGCTAAGTTTGGTAGATTTCCAAACAAAAAGATATTCTACATAAGTCCCAGCTACAGACAGAGCAGAGAGATAATGTGGAAACCATTAAAAGAAAAGATGTTAGAGCATAGATGGGTAGCTAAAATAAATGAAACACAATTAACTTTATCTTTACGAAATGGGACGACAATAAGCCTGAAGGGTAGTGAAAATGAGCAGAGCCTAAGAGGTAGTGGATTATCATTTGTTTGCTTTGACGAAATACAAGACATAAAGCCTGAGGCTTGGTATGAAGTAATTAGACCTACACTTTCTGATAAGTATACTATGGGTTCAGCTTTATTTTGTGGCACACCAAAAGGATATGGAAATTGGTCATATGAATTATACTCTAAGCAAGACCCTGAGTGGGAAAGTTTTAAGTTTACTACTATTGAAGGTGGTCAAGTAACTCAAGATGAAATAGATCAAGCTAAGAATGACCTAGATGAGAGAACATTTCAACAAGAATATTTAGCTACATTTGTTAATTATGCTGGAGTCATTTATTATAACTTTGACAGAAACAAACATATTATTGACACATATGAACAAAAAGAAATAGTTTTACATATCGGAATGGACTTTAACTATTCCCCTATGGCTTGTTGCGTGGCTCAAGTAATCAATAATAATTTAATCGTTTTTGATGAGATACAAATATACAACGCAAATACAAATGATATGATTGACGAAATAAAAGCAAGATACGGAGTAAGAAATATTGTGATTTATCCTGACCCAGCCGCTAGACAAAGAAAGACAAGTGCTGGTGGCTCAACTGATTTATCTTTATTAAGAAATGCTGGTTTCAATGTTAAAGTAAAAGCAACACACCCACCTGTAAGAGATAGAATAAATGCAGTTAATTCTAAATTAAAAAATGCTAATGGAGTGTCAAGTCTTTTCATAACCAAATCTTGCAAAAATTTAATTAAAAGTTTAGAAAGACAAATATACAAAGAGGGAACACATATACCTGACAAGGATAGTGGCTTTGACCATATGGCTGATGCAGTTGGATATATGATTGAGTATTTGTTTCCTTTGCGTAGAGATTTTAAACCAAGTGAACCGACTAGGTGGAGTTAGATGGCGATATATACAAGAGAGTTCTTAACAGCTAGACACAGCGACTATGAGAAAAACTTTCATAGATGGAACTTCCATTACAGATCATATTTAGGTGGAGATGATTATGGAAATGGATTTTATCTAAATAGATATATCCTAGAGTCTGATGAGGAATACATGAAAAGGGTTGGATTTACCCCTTTAGATAATCATTGTAGAAATGTTATTCAGATTTATTCAAGTTTTTTATTTAGAGTTCCAGCAACAAGAGACTATGGGTCATTAAATGGAGACCCAGATTTAGAGTCTTTTTTAGATGATGCAGACTTAGATGGTAGAAACTTTAACAATGTAATTAAAGAAATGCAAACTCAAGCATCTATTTATGGTACTTGTTGGGGAATAGTGGATAAGCCAAGTGTTATAACTAATACTAGAGCAGAGGAATTATCTCAGGATATAAGACCATATATTTCTATTTATACCCCAGATAATGTTTTAAATTGGGATTATGAAAGATACCCTAACGGAAAGTTTTACCTTACTTCTCTAACTATACTTGAAGATTTAACTGATGATGTAGCAACTATAAAAGTTTGGTCATTAGAAGATATTACTACTTATAAAGTTGATGATTATATGAAAGAATATACAGCCTCAAAACCTGTATTGTTAGATGAGCAACCAAATCCATTAAATGAAATACCAGCAGTTATTCTTTATAATCAAAAGTCTCAAAGAAAAGCTATAGGTATATCTGATTTATCTGATGTTGCAGAATTACAACAGTCTATCTACAATGATTATTCTGAAACTGAGCAATTAATAAGATTAAGTAACCACCCTAGTTTAGTCAAAACACCTAATGTTGAGGCTAGTGCTGGTGCTGGTTCAGTTATTGAAATGCCTGAAGATTTACAGGCTGATCTAAAACCTTATATTATACAACCTTCAGCACAATCTTTAGATAGTATTATGAACTCTATTAGTATGAAAGTAGATGCTATTAACAGAATAACACATATGGGTTCTGTTAGAGCCACAGAAAAAACTATTAATTCAGGCATAGCTTTACAAACAGAGTTTCAATTACTTAATGCTAGGCTATCTGAGAAGGCTGATTTATTAGAAAATGCTGAAGAGCAGATATGGTCATTGTTTGCGAAGTGGCAAAACAAAGTATTTGATGGTCAAATAGATTATCCTGATACATTTGATTTAAGAGATTATGCGGCTGATCTACAATTCTTACAGGTTGCAAAAGCTAGTGGAGTTAAATCAGACACATATACAAAGGAAATAGATAAACAAATAGCAAAGGCAGTTATTGATGATGATGAAAAAATTGATGCAATTAATCAAGAGATTGATGCAACCTCAACAACAATCGGTCAGTTCCAAACAACTCTTCCCACAGGTGAAGAAGAAGAAGAGTAATGGCAAAGAAAAAACGAAAAAAAAGAAAAGTACCAAAAGACAAGGACTCAGGACTTCCAAAGAAATACCTGTCAGGTCTAAAAGGGTCAAAAAGGTCAAGAAGAGCAAGTCTAATTAAAAGGGTAGCATCTATTTATAAATCAGGTGGTGTTATTCCTAAATCATTACTGAGAGCAAGGACAAAAGCATAATGGCAGTTAGAAGAAAACCTTTATCAGCTAGTGTTAAGGCTACTCTTAGAAGAAAAGCCAAAGCATCAAAGCGATATACCTACGGAACTTTAGCTAAAGTTTATAGAAGAGGACAAGGTGCTTTTCTAAGTGCTGGTTCTAGAAGAGTTCCTATGGCGGCTTGGTCTATGGGTAGAGTCAATAGTTTCCTTAGAGGCTCAAGAAAACATGATTTAGACTTACGCAAAAAGAAAAGAAAATAATGGCTAAATACAGAGGAAGAACTGTTAAGCTAAATAAACCTTTTAGAACTTCAGGTGCAAGGAAGAAGTTTGGGGTTTATGTCAAAAATAAGAAAACAGGTAATGTTCAAGTTATTAGATTTGGAGACCCTAATATGTCTATCAAAAAGAACAACCCAGCTAGACAAAAAAGTTTTCTAGCAAGACATGGTGCTATCCTTAAAAAAGTAAAAGGACAAAAAACCTTAGCACCTGTCTATTGGGCAATAAAGTCTTGGAGAAAAGGCTTTAATGTATAATGGCAAGACAAGAATTTTTAGAGAGGTTACAAGATAGCCACGAAATACAAATCAAGAAAACACTTGAAGATTTAGAGGCTAGAATAGTATCACAAATATCAACTCTTACTGAGGGTGCTGATGCAGTTTCAACACAAATAGCTATTGATCTTAGAACAGATTTAAAAAGATTTATTGATGAAACATATAGAACTACAGCCGATACTTTAGTTAGGGATTATGACCAAATAGTAAAAGAATTTATGGAAGAGTTTGGTGGTTTAGATATTCCTGAAAAGTTTAAATCATTAACTAAGGTAGATTTACTAACTATTAATCAATTAAAGTTTCAGCAGTTTGCTGGTTTTGAGGATTTAGCTAGTAGATACCTTAATGAAATATCATCTCAAGTTTATCAGAACGCAATAGCTGGTAAGCCTTTTAATGATATGGTTAAAGACTTGAGAGGCTTAATTACAGGTGAAGTTGATAGAAGAGGTAGACCAATGAGTACCTATGCGTCACAGATTGCACATGACTCAGTAATGCAGTTTGATGGTCAGTTTACAGTTTATAAATCTAAAGAGGCTGGACTTAATAAGTTTAAATATACAGGGACTTTAGTAGGAGACTCAAGACCTCATTGTGTTACCCATTTAAACAAAGTTTATACTGAAGAGCAAATTAGAAGTATTTGGCAATCTTCTTGGGCTGGTAAATCTGAAGGAGACCCATTTACTGTTAGAGGTGGATATAGATGCAGACATACTTGGTTGCCTGTTGCTGATGAGTTCTTTGATGCTGAAGAACCTCAAGATACACCTATACAAGTTCCTACTATTCCAAGACAAACAGGAAGAATAAAAGCAAATCAATTACAAGGCATAGGATATACTACCTTAATTGCTAAGTTAGATGATACATTTACCAAAAATGCTAATGACAAAAGATATGTAATTAATCCAATTACAAAAGAACCAGCTAGAATTTTTAAAGGTAGTAAAATTGATGATTATGGAAAAACTAAAATTACAAAGATTGAGAATAGAAATTCAAGAAGATATGGAAAAGAAACATTTGAATATTCAAATGAAGATTATGCGGCAATTAATTTAGTTGTTGAAGAACTAAATGATTTAGCAAAAAAATATAATATTCAATCTATCAGAGGTATAAAAAAAGTAGGTGGGGATAGAGTTGTTGCAAATATGGGTGATGGAGTTTTAGGTCTTAATATAAAACATATAAGGTTAAAATCTGAGAGAAATACAAGGACTACTTCTAAATGGAAATTTGGAGATGATAAATCAAAAAGACCATTTACTGTTGAGCAATATTTTGATGACCCATTAGATAGAACAAGGGCAACTTTATATCACGAATTTGGTCACCATTTACACCAGCAAATGTTTGTTAAAAATTTTAAAGAATATAGAAACCCAAAACTTGAAAAAGATTTAATAAGAATTCCATATTTTAAAAGAAAAGGTGCATCTTTATATTCTGATGTAAATTCAAAAGAATGGTTTTGTGAAAACTTTGCTTTATTTCATATGGATAAAAAAGACCTAGTAGACCCAGAATGGATTAAATTTTTTAAGGAGAATATAGAAAATGTCAAAGGAATTTAAAGAGGCTTTTAAACTAAGTCAAAATGAGGAATTAACAGTAAAAGATTATTTACGAATAAAAGAATTATCTAGGTTAATACCTTTAAGTGAAGATTATGAAATGGGTTGGTTATTAGAGTCATTGTATTTAAAAATACCAAAACTTGTAGATAAAGAAGGTAATGATAATTTTCTTGAAGAAGAAGATAAATAATATAAATCTTAAGCAAAAAGGAGACTAATATGGCTGACGAGCAAAAAACGGAACAGGAACAACAACCTGTTGAAAATAATGTTGAGACTACAGTAGAAGAAAAAGAACCAATGGTATCACAAGCTGAAGTTGATAAAATAGTTGAGAGAAGATTAGCTAGAGAAAAATCTAAATACGAAAAGATGTATTCAGGTATTGACCCTGAACAAGCTAGAAAACTATTAGAAGAAAAAGAAAATAAACAAATGGAAGATCAAAAGGCTAGAGGTGAGTTTGAAAAGATATTAAAAGAACAAGCTGAAAAATCTAATAAAGAGATAGCTGGTTTAAGATCTGAAATTGAAAAAGTAAAAGTTGATGGTGCATTAGTAACAGCCGCATCTAAAAATCAAGCAATCAATCCTGAACAGGTAAAAGATTTGTTAAAAGGTAAAGTTAAATTAACTGATGATGGAAAAGTAGAAATACTTGCAGAAAATAATCAGCCAATGTATAACAAAGACGGAGACCTGAAAAGTATTGACGAATATGTAAAGGACTTCATTACAGAAAACCCACACTTCCAAACAGCAACCCCATCAGGGTCAGGAAGTAAGGCAAATCTGGGTAAGGTAGACGCAAAGCCATTTAATCTTGCGGACTTAGATATGACAAAGCCTGAAGATAGAAAGCAATATGCTGAATATAAAAAGGTTAGGGATAGAGAACCCACAGTCATAAATTTAACAAAAAGCTAATAGGAGATTATTATGGCTAACGAAACGACAAGTAGCACGATATCGGAACTGTATACCGAAATCGTAGCTGAAGCATTGTTTGTTGCTCAAGAGCAATCAATCATGCGTGGTCTAGTGCGTAATTACACAATCGCTGGTGGTGGAAAATCTGTAGAAGTACCGATTTATGCCAATGTATCGGCGGCCGCTGTAAATGAAGCAACAGACCTAAGTAATACAGCAATTAATCCAAGTTCTGTAACTATAACAGCATCAGAAATTGGAATTATGACTACATTAACAGACCTAGCAAGAAATTCAGCACCAAGAAATGTTGCGGCAGATATCGGTAAATTATTCGGTGAGGCTATTGCAACAAAAATTGATACTGACCTTGCGGCTCTATTCTCAGGTTTTTCAACACAGAAAGGACCGGGAGCTGGTGCTGAGCTAACTGTTCAAGATTTATTTGAATGTGCGGCTGAACTAAAAACTAACAAAGCACCCGGACCATACTACGGAGTGTTTCACCCTAAACAAATTTTTAATGTTAAAAAATCTTTAACAAATACATTTGTTGGTAGAGATACAGACTTATCAAACGAAGCTATGAGAAGTGGTTTTGTAGGTAATATTGCTGGTATTCAAATCTTTGAAAGCTCAAATATTGCAGTTGATGGTTCTGACGACTCTATT